TGATAGAGTTCTCATTGTCGACGGCCTTTGACTTAATATGTATATCCGAGTGTTCGGAGCAGTCCCTGCGCTCAACGATGATGGTGAACACTGTGGTGGTATAACGGGTTTCCTGTTATCCACCGCAGCCACTATTAGAAATTTGAACCCATCCCGTGTCATCATTGTATTTGATGGTAAGGGTGGTTCGCATCGTAGAAAAAAGGTGTATGCGGATTACAAAGGGGGTAGAACGGGATTAACCCGATTGAATAGATTGAGTGGATATGAAGATATAGAGGACCAACAGCAATCTATGAAAAAGCAGTTTGTTCGTTTGTATGAATATCTTCAGAATTTACCTGTAACTCTTTTACAAGTAGATTATGTAGAAGCAGATGATTTGATGGCTTGGATGGCTAACCACTATTTTAAAAATGAGGTTATATTATTATCATCCGATAAAGATTTTTTACAATTGGTGAATCATAGGATTAAAGTTTATTCGCCTGTAAAAAAAATAATGTATGATGAATCCCTTATCAAAGAAGAGTGGGGTGTAATACCTCAAAACCTTATTTGGTATAGAGTAATTATGGGCGATTCATCCGATAACATTAAAGGTGTGAATGGGATTGGTAAGAAAACTATTTTAGGTAAAATGGATTTCTTAAACGATGTGGAGTTAGATTACGATGGGTTTATTACCGGAATTAAAGAAAAGTGTGATGATAAACTATCAAAAAAATTATTAGAATCAGTAGAAACCATAGAATTAAACTATGATTTGATGCAGTTAAAATTACCTGAAATATCAACATCAATTATTTCAAATACGAGAGATATTTTAGATAATCATCATCCAAAGTTAAATTTATTGGAGTTTAAAAAAATGTTTATGTATGATAAGTTATATACTGCTTTTGCGAATGTAGATTCGTGGTTACGAAATAGTTTTATGAGATTAGATAATCTTTTAAAAAATAATTTTGAAAAAACCAAATAAGGTTGTATATTAGTATCATATGGAAAAATTTGGAAGTAAATTTGGAACGGGGTTTCAAACTAAAATCTTATCCGCTTTATTATCGGATATGGTTTTTAGTAGGCAGATATACGATATACTAAAACCGCAGTATTTTGACTCAGAAGCCTCTGAGTGGTTGTGTAAAACGATTTTAGAGTACATAGATACCTACGAATCCAAACCAACATTAGATGTTCTTAAAACGAAGATAAGCCCCATTGAGAGGGATATTCTAAAAACATCAGTAATAGATACCTTAAAGCAGGTTTGGCGGGATTTAGAATCAGATGATTTAGATTATGTAAAAGAAGAAACTTTAAACTTTTGCACAAATCAATCACTTAAACAAGCTATCTTAGATTCAATACCACTTTTAGAGCAGGGTAAGTATGATAAGATAAAATCAACAATTGATACTGCTATGAAAGCAGGTCAACCAACGGATGTTGGGCATGAGTATAAGATAATGATAACTCAAAGATATGAAGATTTAGCAAGAAATCCAATACCAACTGGGTGGGATGTTATAGATGAAATTACACAGGGTGGATTTGGAATGGGTGAGTTAATAATATTCGCAGCACCGCCTGGTATTGGTAAGTCCTGGTCATTGGTTAATGTTGCGGCAAACGCTGTTAAGGGTGGTAAGACCGTAGTGTATTATACATTGGAATTATCAGAGGCAATGGTGGGGCAACGATTTGATTCCGTTTTCACTGGGATACCTATACCCAACCTAAAGTACAATATGGAAGAGGTTGAAAAAGTGGTGGGTTCATTAAAAGGTGATTTGGTTATTAAAGGGTTTAATTCAGGTGCTGCTGGTTTGAATGCTTTAAAAGCGCATATAGATAGGATGATATTGCAGGGTAAGAAGCCTGATGTAATTGTGGTGGATTACGCTGATTTGTTAAAAGGTTCTGCTAAAGAAAAAAGGTATGAGGTTTTGGAAGAGTTGATAGTGGATTTAAGGGGTATGGCAGGGGAGTATGGTGTTCCATTATACACAGCTTCACAAATTAATCGTAGTGGTGCTGAGCAGGATGTAATTACGGGAACATCAATTGCAGGTTCTTTTTCCAAATTGATGACTGCTGATTTCGTAGTTTCATTGAGTAGGAAGATTGATGATAAGTTAGCGGGGACGGGGAGATGGCATGTTATTAAAAACCGATTTGGACCCGATGGAATGACATTCCCTTCAAAAGCTAATTTTTCAAATGGGCAAATTTTGATATACAATGATAATTCTATTGATGGTCAAAACACCCAAAAAGAGATGAAAGATGGGGGTACTTTAGTAAGAAAAAATTTATTACAAAAATACAAAGATATGAAAGGTGATATTGGGTTTTAAAATGTATTTATATTTACACACAAAATTTTTAGGAGATTATTATGGGATTATTTGAAGAGAGAATACCTTATAAACCATTTGAATATCCGGAGTATTATACCGAAGGGTGGCTTCTTTCCATGCAATCATTTTGGTTACATACCGAAATACCAATGCAGGGGGATGTCAAAGATTGGAAAGAAAACTTAAAGAAGCATGAAAAAAACTTGGTAGGTAACATCCTATTGGGATTTGCTCAAACCGAATGTGCTGTTTCCGATTATTGGACAGGAATGGTTACAAAGTGGTTTCCAAAACATGAGATACGGCAGATGGCTATGGCGTTTGGTTCGCAAGAAACAATCCACGCAACTGCGTATTCTTATCTTAATGAAACATTAGGGTTAGAAGATTTTGCTGCATTTATGCATGAGCCGGAAATCAAAGAAAAATTTGAATTCCTAACACAAGTATCAGCAAATTGGACACCTGAAGAGTTACAAACAAATCCAAAAGCAAGAGCAGAGGTAGGCCGTAGTTTGGCAATCTTTTCAGCGTTTGCAGAAGGAGTATCTTTGTATTCATCATTTGCAGTTCTTTATTCGTTTCAGATGAGAAACCTACTCAAAGGAATAGGTCAGCAGATGAAATGGTCGGTTAGGGATGAATCTTTACATTCTAAGATGGGATGTAGGTTATTCAGACATATGTGTGAAGAATTTCCTGAACTATTGGGTGAGGTAAGAAACGATATAGAGGTTGCTGCAAAGTTGATGGTGGAGATGGAACTAAAGTTTATTGATAAGATGTTTGAGATGGGTGATTTAGAAAACCTATCAGCGGTAGATTTAAAAGAGTTTATAAAACAAAGAGCTAACGAAAAATTGGTTGAATTAGGTTATGACCCCATATTTGAGTATGATAAAGTTAGTGCAGGTAATTTAGAGTGGTTTTACCACCTTACGGGAGGATTGACTCATACTGATTTCTTTGCTATGAGGCCAACCGATTATAGTAAAGCAGGTGAAGGTGAAGATTGGGGTGATATATTTTAATTTAAGGATACGATGAATACAGCAGATAAAATAGCAGAAGAATTAGGATGGGAAAAAGAAGTTGATTACCCCGCTTGGGGACATACTGAAGTTTACCTAAAAACAATATCAAAAGGTTATGTTTTAGCAGGAGAGAAACCCAAAGATGCGTATTGGAGGGTATGTACTGCGGTAGCAAGGAGATTGGATAAACCACAACTTGCATCAAAGTTTTTTGATTATATATGGCGTGGTTGGTTAAACCTTGCTACACCTGTCTTATCAAACACGGGGACAGATAGGGGATTACCTATTTCCTGTTTTGGTATTGATGTAGGTGATTCTATTCAAGAAATTGGACAAAAGAATTTAGAAATGATGTTACTTGCGAAGCATGGTGGTGGTGTTGGTATTGGTATTAATATGATAAGACCCGCGGGGAGTAAAATCACTGGAAATGGAACATCCGATGGTATTGTTCCATTTTGTAAAATATTTGATTCTACCATCCTTGCAACAAATCAGGGAGCAGTTCGTAGGGGAGCAGCATCTGTTAATCTAAACATTGAGCATAAAGATTTTGAAGAGTGGTTGGAAATCAGAGAACCAAAGGGGGATGTGAATCGTCAATCTCTTAATCTACATCAATGTGCAGTTGTGGGTGATAAATTTATGCGAAAGTTGGAGGATGGGGATGAAGAAGCAAGAAGAAAATGGGGTAAGTTATTGCAGAAGAGAAAAGCAACGGGAGAACCTTATATTATGTATAAGGGAAATGTAAACAAACAAAACCCAGAGGCGTATAAGAAAAATGGGTTGAAGGTGTTTATGACCAATATTTGCTCTGAAATCGCTTTACATACTGATGAATCACATTCGTTTGTGTGTTGTTTATCATCACTCAATCTTGCAAAATACGATGAGTGGAAAGATACTGATTTGATTTATACTGCTATCTGGTTTTTGGACGGGGTATTAGAAGAGTTCATTCAGAAAGCAAAGAATATGAGAGGATTTGAAAACTCAGTTCGTTCTGCTGAAAAGGGGAGAGCATTGGGATTGGGTGTTCTTGGGTGGCATACTTACTTACAACAAAGAGGTATTTCATTTGAAGGGTTGCCCGCTCAATTTGAAACGAGGAAGATATTCTCACAAATAAAGATTGAAAGTGAAAGAGCAAGTAGAGATTTAGCCAAAGAATATGGTGAACCTCTATGGTGTGTTGGAACTGAAATGCGGAATACCCACTTGAGGGCAATAGCACCAACGGTGTCTAATTCAAAGTTAAGTGGTAATATCTCACCGGGCATTGAACCTTGGGCAGCGAATGTATTTACGGAGCAAACCTCAAAAGGAACATTCATTCGTAAGAACCCTGAGTTGGAAAAGGTTCTTCGTAAAATTGGAATCAATAACAAGGAAACTTGGGATAAGATTTTAGAAGATGGTGGTTCGGTTCAAGGGATTGATGAGTTAGAAAAGTGGGGATTTTTGGGAAACAGACTAACAAACATTCAGGAGATTCCCGAAACCGCAATCAAAAATAAAGAAGTTGATTGGGTAAAAGATGTGTATAAAACATTTAAGGAAATCAATCAATTAGAATTAATAAAGCAAGCTGGGATTAGGCAACAATACATTGACCAGGCCGTATCGTTAAATCTTGCGTTCCCATCACAAGCATCTCCAAAGTGGATAAATCAAGTTCACTTGGAAGCTTGGAAAGAAGGAATCAAAACTTTATACTATATGAGAACTGAATCAGTATTAAGGGGTGATATAGCAGCAAAAGCAACTGACCCCGATTGTGTAAGTTGTGATGGTTAATAAATTAAAAAGGATTAAAAATGGTAGAATATTGGTATTTTAGCGCAAAGTGGTGCGCACCGTGTAAACAATTAGCTCCTATTATGCAAGAGGTATCTAAAACTATACCTGTAAAAAAGATTGATGTAGATTCGGAATCCGAATTAGCAAACTCCTATGGAATTAGAAGCGTTCCAACTGTAATTTTAATGAAAGATGGTTCGGAGTTCAAAAGGATTATAGGAGTAAAATCTTTAGGAGAATATTTGGCACTTTAAAAATTATTTTGTATATTTGTATAGTTATGAAAAAGCAATTAGAACAGGTGAAGCAATTTCACGAGGTATATCATCAAAAGTATTACAAAAGCCCGATGGCTCAATCGGATGAAATTTGTGATTTGAGGTATAAGTTAGGTTTAGAAGAATTAAATGAGTATAGGGAAGCAAACCAAAACGATGACCCAGTTGGTATTGCAGATGCTCTCGCAGACCAATTGTATATCTTATTGGGAACAATTCTTCAGCATGGGATGGGTGATATTATAGAAGATGTATTTGATGAGGTTCATAGTTCAAATATGTCAAAGTTAGATGAAAATGGTAATCCTATTTACAGAGAAGATGGTAAAATCTTAAAAGGTCCAAACTATAGAAAACCTGATATTGGAAAAATTGTTTATAGATTTTGGGAAGCAAAAAATTCACAAATTCAAATTCCTTTTAATGAGGAGATTTAATATGTTGTGTGGTGAATCACATCCAAAACACAAACTTACGGAGGGGCAGGTAAAATCAATTCGTGAGTTATGGAGTGTTGGGCATAGGAACATTAAAGTCCTTGCAAGAAACAATGGTGTTTCACCTGCTAACATTCGTAAAATCGTTAAAGGTTATACTTGGAAACATATACTAACATGGCCATATGAAAGTAGAGGGTAAAAACTATTCAGATGTATCTAAATTCTGTGTAAGGTTAATTAGTAAATCGGTGGCAAAGGAGATGATTATAAAAAATCACTACAGCCACCTATGGACAAAAGTTAGTTATTCGATTGGGTTATTTTATTTAGATGAGGGGGAACATCAATTTTTCGGTGGGGTTAATGAAAAGTTGGTGGGGGTTGCCTGTTATGGTGACCCAGTGGGTAGAAATTCCGGCACCTCCATATCCGAACTTTTAGAACGGACGGAGGTGCTGGAGTTGACCCGCTTATGGATTGAAGATGGGTATGGGTGTAATATTGAAAGTTGGTTTGTTTCTCAGACATTTGATTGGTTAAAGAAAAACGCACCACATATTAGAGCACTTATATCATATTCGGACCCGAAAGAAGGGCATTTGGGAACGGTGTATCAATCTACCAATTGGTTGTATCAGGGTAATAACCTACGATGGACTGATAGTTGGAGTTTTAAGTGGGATGAGGATGGTGATTGGTTTCATAGTAGAACATCGTTTGTTAGGTATGGAACAAATGACCCCAAACAAATACAAAAAGTAATTACAAAACCATTTTGGATTCGGCGAGAACCAAAAAAACATAGATACTTTTACATATTGGATAAAAAGAATAGAAAGAAAATATTGAATAGTATAAAACATCCCCTACAACCTTATCCAAAGGTAAGTGAAATTATTGCGGAAGAGATACACAAATTAGAACCTATATCAAATGAAAATTGAAGGTAAGGAATACTGTGATATTTCTAAATATTACCTAAAACCCACAAATAAAGAAATTGTTTATGATATTATTGTAAATAAACATTATGCTGGTAGGTGGACAGGGGCTTCTTTAATTTTGGGCATATATGAAAAGGGAACTGATTTACATTCATTTTTTGATATTGTATCTGATAGATTGGTTGGGTGTATTATTTATGGTTCTCCTGTTGCGCGGCATGGTGTAAAATCAATATCGTCCATATTAGAGTTTGATGCGGTTTGGGAACTTAAACGATTATGGGTTGAGGATGGATTGGGTTCTAATATAGAATCATATTCAATATCACAAAGTATTAAATATATAAAGAAAAACCACCCAAACATTAAAGTGTTAATATCATATGCAGACCCAGCCGAAAACCATATAGGGTTGGTATATAGAGCAACTAATTGGTTATATCAGGGAAATGAAGTATCGCACAGTGGAACAATGTATCAATATCGGTTTGCTAACAATGAACAATGGTTATCACCTCGTGCTATGAACAATAAAATAGGTGTATGTGGATTGGGAGATGTATTAAAAATATATCCTGAAATAGAATATAAACCAATAGAAAGAAAGCATAGATATTTATATTTTACTTGTTCAAAAACAGAAAAAAAGAAGATAATCAAACAATTAAAACATCCAATTATATCAAATGAAAATTGAAGGTAAGGAATACTGCGATGTAAGCCGTGTTAGGGTACATCCAATTGCTAAATCAATAGCAAAGGATATGATTGTAACCTATCACTATACTCACGCATGGACAATGTGCCGATACGCTTTCGGGATATTTTATAGGGGTGATGAAAACGATGTATTTGGTAATTCAGAAAAGTTGATAGGATGCGCAATCTACGGATTTCCGGTCGGTGCGAAAGCAGCAACCTCAATTTGTGAGGGGTTATCCAAAGATAATGCATTAGAGTTGACCCGATTATTTGTGCATGACGGGTATGGTTCAAATATTGAAAGTTATGCTATTGGGCAAACATTCAAATGGTTCAGAGAAAACGATAAGGAAATCAAACTATTAATATCTTATGCTGATAGTGGGCAAGAGCACTTAGGTAAAATCTATCAAGCAACAAATTGGATTTATCAAGGGGTATCTTCAGAAATTGCACTGATGCCGAACTACGGGATATCTTTGACAGAAAACCCATATAAGTGGATACATAGTAGGACAGTATTCAGTAAGTGGGGTAGTAATAATTTAGACCACTTAAAACGAGAAATTGGTAAAGAGGGTTATCCTGCTTTTTGGCGGAGAAAGGAACCTGATAAGCATAGATATGTTCAAATCGTTGCTCAAAACAAAAAAGAAAAGCGGGAGTTGTATTCAAAACTAAAGCATGAAATAAGGGATTATCCCAAAAATGCTGAAGAATTTATACCCCAAATAGAGAGGCACGAAACCACCTATCAGCCCGAAGAAAGTGGTGTCAATTTTTGGTGACCGTCCAATAAATTGGACACTTTTAGGTAAAAATGTGGATAAATTTAACCTAAATTTAATATAAAAGGCTTGGAAATATGGAGTTTCTTTCGTATCTTTACTATGTAAGTTAAAAAAACCCCTTATATTATGGAACTACAAAGTTTGGAAGGTAAAGTTGTCGCAGTGACCATCCCAGTCAATGGTAAGGATTACACTATGAACCTAAAGGTTTGTAGGGTAAAAGCCCGCTCATTATTGTTTATTGAGGTGAATCGTGAGGAGCGTAAAAACATTTTCCGTAAAGCACCTATTAAAATGGTAGCCGGATTTACCGAAGATAGTATTACCTTTAAGGAAAAAACCCAACTTAAAAAGTGGGAAAGTGGATGGGATAGTATTGGGCAGGTATCACCAATGGTTGCTGCTAACTATGGCCAAAGGGCTTTTAGTAATCACTCAAAAGGTTGGAGTTCATCCGCACCACAATACAACAATTATAATGGTGTAATCATTAAACAACCCAAAGGAGCAGCGCACGATGCGTTGGTTGCTGCATTGGTAGCTAAAAATTCCGAACCACTACCCTCAACAACAAATTCGGCAGTCGGATTTTCTATGGTATAATTTGGAAATCTGAAAATTATTTTGTATATTTGTATAAATAAAAATTAAAAAATATGAATCCAATAAGAAATCTAGAAGAAGCAATTAAATTTGCTAATGATAACAAGGGAAAATCCGCTATATATGCCAAAACCATAGGTCAAACAACATTCAAAATGTGTCGTGATTTGATTGAAAAGTCATCAATGACTAATGAATGTAATCGTGATGAGGATTTGGATACCAATATTAAGTATTACGGAAAGGTTCACCACCTTATTCGTTATATGAGTGGCATATCCGAAAAAGGACAATTGTTAGTTTCAATCCTAAAAGATAGTTCATCTAAAGTTGGTTATATTCGTGATAACGGAACAATGTTTTCTCTTGCATTTGGTAAGTATTATGGTAAGAAAGTTTTGACTGGAAACGATTGGTTGATAATGTGTCATGATATTATTGATTCATACGATATCACCAATGAAGGTGATAAGTATGTAATTCATTTGATTTGTAATTTTTTTAAAACCAAAAAACAGGAACAACTTGCCTGCCATTACTCACTTAAAGATGTGGTAGAATCATCTAAAGAATTCAAAGAATTTTATGATAATGTTCAGATTGGGTTTGTAGTTAGTTTACAAACAATCAAACAGTTTGAAAAGGATACGATGAATTGTAATCGTCAACCTAACCCTTGGTTGGCTTACAACTACTATATGACTCCTTTAAAACGAATGAATGAATACAAAACACACTATTGTGGTGATGAATTGTTGGAATATTTTACTAACAAATCAGGTACTGATATCTTTGTTAAAGGTAAGTTGATGTATGGGCATCAAGGTTACGCTGAAAAACATAAGGTGGCTAAAATGATTCCTATCCTCCAAGCCTATATTGGTTCTCATTTTTGTGATACTATTGATGAATTCAAAAAGTTCAATGATATGGTTGTTGGATTTGAGAATGGAAAGGATGATGGTAAGGAAACCGAATATTGGAAAAATATGTTTAAGAGAGTAATTAGTGAGGCTAGTTACTCTACACTTACCGAATGGTATAATAAAGAATACAAAACTGTGTTTGAATCTGATGATTGGAATAACATTACTATTGCTATTAATAAAATGGTTACCGATAAGTTGAATGGTTCTAAAGTTCAATCTATGGAAGACCTTCATATTAAGAAATACCACACTGGTATTGTAATGATGGCGATGGTTTTTTACTTCAAACGAAAGAATCCAAAGTTGGGAATCTCTAAACTTACAACGAAGGTTACCAGCGAATACGCTAGGTTGTTGAATGGTGATGTAAACCACAACAATGAAAAAGTTCCTGTTTGGAAATACTTTGGAACTGAACGAGATACCTACAAATCAACAAACTCTGATGCTCGTTGGGAGAAGATTTTTAAATATGTTTTCCTAAATGTTCAATCAGATATTGACAATCGTTCTAAAGATAGAGATAATCAAGCTGAATATCGTGATAATGTTTTGAAACGAATTTCTTCATTTCTTGAAAATGAGAAGATGAATTCTCGATTGATTTTATTTCCATTGAGCACTAATATTCTATGTGTAATTAACTTCTCAACTGGAGACGGACTTCAATGGTTACACAAAATACCACATAGTACTGGTGGTAATGCTAAAGATGGGTTTTTGGGAATGACGGATGATAACTTAGATGGTAATCAAAAGTTAAAGAACTGGAATTGTGGACCAAATGAGTATTGGAAAATGTTGGCTGAACATAATCGGAATATGTCTAATAATTTGAATGATAATGTTGATAAATCTCTTGTAGATGCATCAATTAATACAATTTACCAAATCCTTAAAGCGGATTTAAATTTTGGAGCATAATATATGAGAGCATTAATAATACCTAATTACACAAACTTTGGGATGGCAAAGGACATCAATAGGGATTCGTTCCTATTGGTGTTCAAATCCTTTTTAGATAACACTCAAATTGGTAAAGAATGGGAATGGATTCTACCCTATCCCGATTTGAATAATCATCCTGGTATTATCAATCAGTTTGAGTATCCGAATGTTAAGTTAGTGAAAATGGATGGATTGGATTGCTTTCCACCAAAAATGCGGGTAGATTATCCACATAAATTTTTTGATAGAATTATTGGTAAATACAATGGTGAATTTAACTTAATATGGTCGCATTTACCCGAATGGACGAATGAATATAA